GTATCTATAGTAACATTCGACCCAATCAAAGCTTTTCTCGAGGTATACGTGTTCCCCGTAACTTCAACGACGTTGGATCCTAACGTATCTATAGTAACATTTGACCCAATTAATGCTTTTCTCGATGTAAATGTATTACCTGTCACAACTAATATATTTGAACCTATATCGTCTACGAATAAGTTCGAACCAACATCTAACGTGTGTATACCATGTGTATTCTGTATACCAACATTACCGTTCGTGATCAAAGCTGGGCCATTTGCATAGTTAAACTGAACTGTTCTAGAAGCGGTTGTATTACCTTGTAAAACGATATTGTTTAAATTCAAGTTTGAAAGAAAATAGCTATCACCATGGTAAAATGCCGCACTTACATTACCAGATGTACTAAATGCGTTTATGGATGCAGTTGGATTTTGTAAAAACGTAGTCGAACCTAAACTTAACCCCGTTATAGTTGGATTGTTATTAGCAATACCAATATGATCTAATGTAATCGAATCTGTATCTATTCTACCTGAAACCTGAATTTGATTAGTTACACTAGAATCTATTAAAACGGAAGGACCTATACGTACTTCACCTCCTTCAGTTACATGAAATTGTGAACCTACATCGAGTGCGTGTGTAGGACTTGTATTATGTATACCGACATTACCAGTTGTTACAAACGCGGTCGTATCATTTATAAAACGAACCGTATTTGATGTAACGTTATCATTATTCGTCACGTATTGTAAATTAATCGAAAAAAGATCAACCGCGGGTACATTCGAATCTATAATTTCCTTAGTTTCTGTGTTATACGTTAACATGGTTATATCCCTGGATGTTATATCATTTTCTTGACGAAGTGGTGTCATGTAAATACTCCCTGGAACCGATGTATCTATAGCTGCATTTGAAGCGTTGAACACGATCGTATTTTCACCCTGGTCGTCCGTAGCGTATTTACCAAACCGGATTTTGGTAGACCGCTCGATGGTCGGTATGTTTTTAACCATTTAATATAGGTACGTATTTTAATTTGCGTAGATGAGACCAGCCATACCATTTTCGATACGAAGTATGTTATAGTTTACTGCGTATATAGGGTCTGAAATGACCATGGACTGACTCACGACCTTCACTGAATCTAAACGACTAAAATTGAGTGTTCCTGTCGGTTGGAGTGAACTCGTTGATAAACAAAAACAGTATAAGAAAAAATCGGGTGAAGTGACAAAGTTTGTGTGGTAATAGTTCATAACGTCTATGAAATGTGGTTTTGCCCACTTGAAATTACCAATATCTAAACCGTTTATTTCAATTTTAATTTTATTGGTTGTAGACGTTAAAGCACCTTCGGTTGTTGTATCTGAAGATGCGAGGTACTTAACTGGGTGGTTAAACGTCAGTTCTTGAACAAGTTCATTTGATGGAATACTTTTTTGAACCTGTGTTATGATTAGATTGTGATTACGAGAAACGAGGTTACCACGCTCTTCGTTATCTAAATAATAATAGTTTGAATAACACTCAAAATTATAATTACCAGCATCTGGACCCCAGTGTATACGTAATTCGACGTTATGGTACTGTAAAGCGACTATGGGTAAAGCACATTGTGGACCTTCACAGAAGAAGAATCTAAATGGGTAAAAATACGAACGCGCACTTATACCCGGGTGTGTACCATTCGCACTTTTTGAGACGTTCGTTGCAAATGTATCAATAGCTATTTTTTCGGTAAATATGGCGTCTTGTGTATCTATGACCTGACCACCAATAAGAAGTTCAACTTTATCGATAAGTGTATCCCATCTCTGAATATCAAGTGCCTGTGTATTATTATCTATAGTGAGGTACGTGTACCCTAATAAATCACCCGTTCGATCAAATCGAATGGATGACATGGAATTGCCTTTCACAGACCCTTGTATCGTCTGTTTTTCTACGGACTGTGAAAAGTTAGAATGCCTTTTAAACGTTGATGTAAAAAAAGAAATTTCTGGTTCACCCATGATGTGTTCGTCTTGAGCACCAATCGCAATGAGTTGAACAATACCAGAAGACATTTTATAATAAGAAAAGGTTAAAAATATGCGCTATTTACCACTCTCCTGGAATGGTAAATTTTTTTGTTTACACACGAATCTAAAAATAAAAAAGTTATCATCAGTACCCGATATAGTATCGCCGTCTTGATTTAATAAACGAATTGTTAATCTATCTATTTTTCGTATAGGCGTCGAATATTGTTGTACGACTGGGTAATTATCTTTAAAAATAATTTGTGATACTGCACCACCACCACTTATCAAACTTCCAAACGAATTATTTACTTTTGATAAACTCGCTTGTCCTTCGTATCCGTATACGTTCGATGTTCTCTGGGTGTAATTTGTATCGAGTTCATTTATTGAAATGTAACATACATTAGAACCAGTGGTTGTGATTTGTGCAGCATTAAGTCTTACCTGAACGACATTTTCGAGTGTTTGTTGAAGATGAACAGTGAACGTATTTTTACTCGCCTGACCTATGGTATCAACTGTAATAGTATGATATTCATGTTCAAAATCAGGTAAAGTAGATTGACTAGTCACTAAAGCCATTTATATATACTGGAGATTTTACTTCATCTTATAACTCGCTTGTTCTCGTACAAGTTTTTGACCGTCACAAACACCGCCTTTACTGTCGGAATAGTAGGCACTACCTAAACATTCTTCGGTCGATGGAATATCAAAGAGTGAACCCGTATTAATCGTTTCGATTTCGACCTCTTTACCCTGGTACCCACTGGTACGCAACATGGCGAGAACACATAATAAAGCGATGACAATGACAATGGCCTTGATCGTATTTCTATTTGTAGCGTTAAGTTTCATTTATATTGGATCAACATTTTTTATAAAGTGCGTTAAAGAGAATAGAATAGTTTCAACATAAAGAGTAATGGACGGTGAAATTATTCTTGATCGTAGAGATACTAATGTTATGAAACTTGATGATAACGAACAGGCTTTGATGAACGAAATTGAAATTGAAGTTCCTCGACCTCGACAAAGACCCCAGCCTGTAAAAAAACAAGTTTCACAAATGAAAACCCAATTTACAGCACCACAACCACAAGTTTTCCAGGAAGATATTGATTCTTTTGCGAACCCAAACAAGCAGACACAACCATCTACGCCTCCACCAGAGGCACCCGTTGATTATGGTGAATACGACGACGACGAACCCGATATGGATTATGGTACTGGGTACGCGATGGAAGAGGAAGAAAAACCATCACCTGGGTTTAAAACAATTGATGAAGAAAAGGCGGATCTTGTAAACAAACTTGGTCGCTTGGAAAAAAAGGGGTTTACTGTGAACAAACGTTTAAATGCCTATTCCCCTATAGACGAACTTAGAAGTGAAGTAAAACGAATAACGTATAGTATAGATGTAGATAAATCTATTAAATTTTCGAGACGTATGCTTATTGCGTGTACAACTGGTCTTGAGTTTATGAACAAAAAGTATAACCCATTTGAAATTCAACTCGACGGTTGGTCTGAAAACGTTATGGAAAACGTGGACGATTACGATGAAGTGTTTGAGGAGTTATATGTAAAATATAGATCTAAAATGCACGTTGCCCCAGAAATTAAACTCATTATGATGCTTGGTGGTTCAGCAATGATGTTCCATTTGACGAATAGTATGTTTAAATCGGTCATGCCAAACATGAACGATGTAATTAAACAAAACCCAGGACTTGTTCAGAACATGATGACGGCGGTACAGAATACGGTTCCAAAATCTCAACAACAGGGTACACCCGAAAACGGTGAGCGACACGAAATGCAGGGACCAGGGTTCGACATTTCGAGTCTCATGGGTAACATTATGATGCCACCAACACCACCCATGAACACGACGAGTATTAAACCACAGGAACCACCGAGTGTAGATGATGACGATGACGATGATATTTCGGATATTGCCGAGGCACCAGATACAGGTGAAGGTGAAGACGGTGATGTTCGTGAAGTGAAAGTTACTCAGTCCAAGGGTAAACGTGGACGAAAGAAAAAATCGGTTGAAATTAATTTGTAAAATATAGTATATGATAGGGTATTGTCCTTTAGACGAAGATCCTATTGAAAGACCGAGACCTTCACGAGAAGTATCAGTCCCAGTCCAGGAGAAACGGAAAATTTCTACTGGTGAGGAGGATACTGAGTGTAATTACGTTGTTTTGTTCTTTATTGCGGGTGTTATTGCCCTCGCGATAATGGATTCACTTCCACGAAAGTAAAGTAAAAAAACTTTCTACCATTATGACTTTTTCCAGAATGGTAAAAAAATAATTATTTTGGCTTTTCGGGGACGACGTGTCCGTCATCGTCAGTCCATTCTGTATCGTACATGTGTTTATCTTTTCTTTCACCTATAACTAACCAACTAACTTTTGCGGTAGAAGATTCGTTTTGACACGATATTGTAAGCATGTTTCCAGATACAGACCCTTTTACTGCATCCCAATCTGATTCGTTTGATGTAAAACACTGAACGTTTCTGTTTAGCACTTCAAATGTACCATTTGTCATTTTAGAAACGGTATCTAAGTTTATAGAT